AATAGATTGTTGTTGTATCTCTGTTTTAAATCTTTGCCAAAGTTTTAATGTAAGAGCTGCATCTTGTTCTGCATAAAAACCAACATAACCCGCAGGCATTTTCCATAAGTCTGCTTTCGGATCTATGCCCCACTCTTTTGCTTTTTCATTTAAAAAGGTTTCGTTTTTAATTTCACCTAAATAATCTTTAGCACAAGCATTTAGCGAGAAACTCCATCTATTCTCATCAATTAACGCTGCTGCTATCATAGTGTCTACAATTTTACCATTAATCTCAAAACCATTAGCTATCAACCAACCAACATCGTATGAAGCATTATGAAATATTTTTGTGCTAGGTCTTTTTAATAAATCTACCATCCAAGCTGTAGTTACAGCTAGATCCATATTACCACCAGCATCATGAGCAATCGGGAAATACCATTGCTTACCTAAAGCTGCAACAGCAAACCCAACAACATGGCCTTTGCCTGTAGCCCAACCTGATCCTAATCTTTTTAGTTCAGGGTCTTTTGTTTCTAAATCTATTGCTACTTCTGTAGCATCTCTCAAGTCAGGATATTCTGAAGGAGCTACCCAATCAGAATCATTATAAATAAAATTTAATTGATGACTCATGAATCTTGCATCTGAGCTATCATGGCTGCCCATTCCTCTTCTTTTTCAATAGAATCATCTGGAATTTTCTTTTTCATAAAATCTATTTCCATTTCACAATAATGAATTATTTTTTCTAAGTCTTGAATTCCGCCTTTGTTTTTGTATCTGCACGTATATCTTATTACATTGGCTTGAAAAGGATTTAAGTTATTTTCTTGAACAAATGTCCAAGGCTCGATGGCAAAAGATTTATAGTGAGATCCACCAATTTGTTTCTTAGGCATAGTTACTTTTATACAATTTATAATATTTAGACAAGGGAAAATGATACCTATGATATGTGCCTAATAAGTGTAAAGTATTTATAGTTCTAGTAACTCCTGTGTACCAAACCCTTAATTCTTTTATTCTTTCATCTAAACTTTTACGATCAAAATGAGAAGGAAAATTACATTTAGCTGATACTACTACGTTATCTGCTTCACCGCCTTTTACTTGATGTATGGTATCAATAATGATTCGGGCTTTTGCATCTAGATCTACTTCTTTGTTTATAATCGTTCTAAAGTATCTTTTCTCACTATCTTTAAACTTTCTTTTAAAAGCATCTGCCCAAGGTTTTTTGTCTTCTACCATACCACCTTGTAAATGAAGTTGTTCAAAGTTAAATACTTGATTAGGATGAGCAAAGCTCCACTTCTTACTGTCCGTTGATCGGTAGCCGTGATCTATGTTTAATAAATAGTTGTACATATTACAGGCATCTTCTCTAGTTATAGATCCACCTTCAACAATCTTGTCCCAATCTTGTATGGCTTTCCATTGATTTACATCAAATGATTTATTGCCTCGCATATCCTGATAATAAAGACCCATCTTCTTTGCTTCGTCTTGCAGCTCTCGCTTCACATCGTTTATTCTAGCAAGCACCATCCAGGTCCCTTCTATATCCCAAGGTACTTTTTTCAGTGTACTCCATTTATAGATCTCACCATCTTTACCGTTAGATGTAAAATCTTTTTCGATTCGGTGGCCTTCCATACCATTTAATAAACACTTAGAAAAAAAATGTACTTTCTTATTAAGTCTTCTAGATTTTTGTAATATCTTTACCTTACCTGGAAACGTTTGAAAGAATGTAACTTCTGCACCGTTCCATTCATAGATAGCCTGATCATCATCACCTGCTAAATAAACTTTGTCAGAATGTTTAGCTAACTTAACAACCATATCCCATTGTAAAGGTGTTAGATCTTGAGCTTCATCAACCATTAATACTTTAAAAGGAATAGGTAAACCTGAGTCTATATACTTCTGTACCATATCTGTAAAATCTAAACGATCATTTTTAAACTCTCCAGGTTTAGATTCGTAAGTTTTGTATTGTTCATATCCTGCTATAATAGATTTAAACTGCTGTAGCCTTACTTTCTTTCGAGGTTCTTTTTTGTATAGATCTATTGGATCGGCTTTCATATTTCTTGCTCTGTCGTATATTTGTAAAGACCAATTGTTATAAACTTTTTGATCATCCCAAGTGGGTTTGTAATTAATTTTTACCGTTCCATACTGCGTATGAAACTGAAGCATATCTACTTTAGGATCTAATACAGGAATGTCAGCAAATTGTTGTCTAGCTAATGAATGTAAAGTTCTAAAATATTTAAAGTCATCTTGATCATAACCTTTGAAATCTTTTCTTACTCTATCTAAACATTCTTCAATAGCTTTGTTAGTAAATGAGATATAACAGATCTCATCAGGAGATATACCTCGTTTTAGAAATCGTTTAACTCTTTCTAAAAGTCTGTGGGTTTTACCTGTGCCTGGTGGGCCAAAGAATTTAACGGTCTTCCCATGGAGTTTTTGCTTTAGTGAATTTGACATTTTTGTTTTTGTGTTCTGTTTGTTTTGGTAATGTGGCAACCCAATGTCTAGCTTGTACTCCTTGAAACTTTGCACTTTTCTTACAGCCTGCTCCTTGTAAGAACATTGTACAATCTTTTTCAGACCAATTATATCCTTGTTTCTTCATAAATTGTCTAAAGGTCTCAAGTTTAAACCTTATTTCTGTATTGTCTTGCCAAATATTATCGTGTTCAATTTGATCAAACTCAGTAATCGTATCAGTATCCTCAAAGAATTTTACAATTCTAGTATTAAATACTTCTGCTCGTTCTTCGTCTCCATCAAATCCTTCCATATCTTGTTTGTTACTTATAAGTTCTTCTAACCAATCTCTGTAAGGATCAGGATCTCTCTTGCTTGGTTTCAAAGGTCTCCAAACAATATCATAATTTAGTAATCTCTCGCCTAATAATTGTTGTTGATACAATTGCTTTGTATCTAATTTCACGACTTTACCTTGTATAGGTAAAAGCCAATAAGGATCAGGATATGAATTTACTTTTACTAACTTACCTACTTCAGGAATAGCTTCATTTAATCCAATACCGTATTTTCGTTTGGCACATTGCGTAGATCCATTACAATACATTCTTGCAACCGATGTACCACATTTAAAAGAATAATCTTTTTTATCTACTTGTTCTATTACTTTTGCAATTTCTCTTGGATTTAACGGTGGAACGCATATCTCTTTGTTAAGTTCTCTAATATGTTCTTCCCAATAGTTCTTGTCTTCATTAATCTTTTTACATAAAACACCAACATTAAACATGGCATCATTACGGCCTTCGCCCTCTTTTATTTTATTTCTAATAAACTTGTTAACACAATTAGGCCATTGCTTATCTTCACTATCTTTAGCAGTTTTAAGTTCTTCAAATTGTTTTTTTGTAATTACAAACTTCTTTACATATTCTAAGTATTGTTCAAACGACAAACTTTTAGCCTCATCATCCATAGCACATCGTGTCGGAAACTTTGCATTTTGGTAAGGTAGATTAACAAATTGACCTTTTTGTTTGTCATCCCATTTCTCAGGAGTAAGATCTACATTATCTTGTGCTGGAAAAATATCTGTTTTAGCATCATTGACTCCTATATCAGAAGCAATTGAAATCATTTTTTTACGCATAGCTGATGCAGCTACAGGTTCTTCTACATGTAATATTAAATGTAATCCATTTGACTTAGATCTATAAGGGACAAAAGGATATTTTCGTTCTCTAATTAATTTGATAAATTTTTTATGATCAATGTTATATCGATCTACATCTATAACTCCCCAACTTGCAGTGGAGTCATCTTGAATAGGAACAGATCCAAAACTATCTTTTCCTTCTAAATGGTCGAGCCAATTCTGATCTGTCATAGGGATAGGGTTTATCCAACTACGCCATTCATCTTTTCCGTCAGATCTTTGCTTACCTAACTTTTTAGATTGCCCGTGATAAGTATCAGACCCCTGGAACAGTTTTTTAAACTGCTCCAGAGATTTATTAAAATCCATAATTAAAATGGAGTTTTAGCTGATTCTTCTTCTTGGCCGTGTTTTACTTTAACACTACCTGTTGCTAAAGATTGTCTAAATTTGTAAGCTCTATTAACTAAGCTTTCATCATTTACCAAACCTTCAGATGTAATTTCCCAACCATACCAAGAACCTAATTGGTTTTTCTCCAAAACGGTTTTTAATCTGTACTGTTGAGTGAATGGTGCAGGTCTAAAAAAACCTTTGCCATCTTTTTTAGGGACTTGCATCATGTTCATCATTGAATTCCACTTTTTAGATTTCTTTCTTTGAGTAGATTTCATTGTGATCAAGGCTTCGCTTGCCATATGATCTTCAACAACTACAACAAAGTGTGATGCTGTCTCTTCGATGTAGTTACCTGATTCTAATCTATCCTTACCATCATCACCTCTATTTGTTTTAGACATGACATCACTATCGGCTGGATAAATATTTCTAGGTGCACTACTACCTTCTTGTCCTCTATCTGCCCATTCAATATATTCAAATTTGTAATAAGCAGGTATTACCAACATACCTTTATTACCGTCATAGAGTTTATCTGTAACAGTATTATAGATCATTCCTGGTTTTGCAGCTTCAATATACTTAGAATCCCCAGCCGTCACTTGTGGTGATAACTGTCCTAAAATTTTAAGAAATGGTAACTGCAGTGATTTGCTATCAATGTTTTCAAAACCTTGATCAGCAAACTTTTCGATGTCGATTGTTGCTACTTCGTTTTTCTTCTTTGTAGCTACTTGGTTGTCGTTAGACATGTTTACTCCTTCGTTTTTAGTTTAGCTTTATTTGCAATATAGATACCAAATAAATCAAACGGGAGTTCCTTTCCTTTTTCAACTTGCTCTTTAGCAAATGCCTTTAGAGTCATTGGTTCAACCTTTTGCTTTTGCAAATATTTAAATCCAAAGTTCTCACAAACCTTTACTAGTTCTGCAACTTGATTGTCTTGTCCTCTGTTAAAAGTAGTTGTAACCGTATTTTTTATAAGATCACCAAAACCTTTTTCACGTAGCCAACTGAAAGCTTCCTCGACACGACTCTCAGGTATTCTTGCACCATAAAAGGGCTTTACTTCAACTTGCGTGCCGTCAGCAAGTTTAATTGCGTTAACACCAGCTTCTTGCATTAATTCTGGTATTTTACGTTCCTGATAATCTTTGTATTTAGCTTTCTTTGCGGAAAGAATTTCCTCAGCTTGTTCAATTTCATTTTCCAATCTTTTCATTTCATTACAAGCATCCGAGATTGACTTCGTGCTTGCAGTATCAACTTCTAAATTAGAAAACTTTTCGATATCCATATCTAACTCGCTTATAAATTATTCCCTTGCGTTGTCAAATAAAAAAATATAAAAATTAGCTGGATATGGCAGATTTTAAGTACCCCTATAAGACGAAACCTTATGAACATCAAAGAAAAGCATTAGCCGAATCAGCTGATAAAACAACCTATGCTCTTTTTATGGAAATGGGTACGGGTAAAACAAAAACTACTATAGATAATATTGGTTATTTATATTTAAAGAAACGCGTAGATGCTGCCTTAATAGTTGCACCTAAATCTGTGTACACTGTATGGAAAAATGAAATAGAAACTCACTTACCTGATGAAATACCAAGATCTGTTTTTGCTTGGAAAGTAAACAAGCCTAAAGAATATAAAAAATTTATAACTGAAAAAGATAAACTTAAGTTTTTTCTTATTAATGTAGAGGCCTTATCAACTAAAAAAGGATTAGATGAGTGTAATAAGTTTTTGATTAACCAGCCACAAAATATAATGGTAATTGATGAATCCACGACCATAAAAAACCCAAAAGCAAAACGAACAAAAAACATTTTAGCGCTAAGATGGCGAGCCCGTATGCGGCGTATATTAACAGGATCACCAGTAACAAAATCTCCATTAGATCTTTATACACAATGTGCCTTTCTTGATCCAGCATTATTAGGCTTCAAAAGCTTTTATGCCTTTAGAAATAGGTATTGTACTTTTGATGATGTATATGTGGCTAGGGGAGAAAGCATTAGAGTTCCTGATGGGTTTACTAATTTAGATGAATTAGAACAAAAACTTAAAACATTTTCACTAAGACTGACTAAAGATCAATGTTTGGATATACCTGAAAAAATATATCAAAAAAGAGAGATAGAATTAGAGGGGGAGCAAAGAAGAGTTTATCAAAGACTAAAAATAGAAGCTCTAGCTAAGTTTGAGAATGAAACGATATCAGTCCACAATCAATTAACTGAAATATTAAGATTACATCAAGTGGCTAATGGCTATGTTAAAAGTGATGATGGTGAGATATTACAATTTAAAAATGAAAAACTAAAAGCTTTACTAGAGATACTAGAAGAAACAGATCAAAAGGTAATTATATGGGCAACCTATGTACATAATATTCATGAAGTTATTGGCGCATTAAGTGAAAAATATGGAAGCAAATCTGTCGTATCTATATATGGTGAAGTATCACAACAAGATAGAATGGTGGCCGTTGACCGTTATCAAAATGATCCTGAGTGTAGATTCTTTGTAGGTAATCCTACGACAGGAGGTTATGGCCTTACTTTGACACAAGCCAAATATGTTGTTTACTATTCTAATAATTATAATCTTGAAGTTCGTCTACAATCTGAAGATAGGGCACACAGAATAGGTCAAACAAAGAATGTGGTCTATATTGATATAATAGCTAAGGATACAATTGATGAAAGAATTGTTAAGGCATTAAAAGAAAAACAATACCTATCTGCTAAGACTTTAGGAGACAAAGCCAAACAATGGCTACTCTAGCCTTTTTTCATAGCTTTTTTGTAAGTTTCTAATCTTTCAAGAAATTTATTAGCATATTCGTCCAATACAGGCTCTGAGAGCTTGAATTCTTGATATAGGAGGTCTCGGGTACATATTGATACGATACCTTGCTCTATGGGCCCGTAATGCGTTTTATGGGCTAAATAATAGGCTCCAAGCTGACATTTATAATCATCAATCCACTCTTCTCGTTTTGGACGATTGCTTTGCTTGAAATCAATAATCGATGGTTTTCCATAAGCCATAGCCACAAGATCTGTTGTTCCTGCATACTCTTGGTTATAGGCTAAAGAAACTTCGTTACCCCAGACTTCTTCTACCCCTAAATTATCTTTAATAACTTCTGCCATCTTCCTTGGCTTTATACCCTGTTCTGTTTCGTTATAATATTTTTCACCATTATAATAATACTCAAGGACTCTGTGCATTTCAGTTCCTATTGTTGATGCACTTTTCATTATCCTATCTGCTTCTTCATTACCTACTCTTCTTCTCCAGTCATCTAAAAACTTACTATCTTTAGTAGCCGAGAGTATGGTTGTAACACTAGGTACAGGATTTTCATTTACTAAGTATTTTCTACCTGTTGTGGATTGAAATCGATTATGTTTTTTGTAAGGATATTTCTTGAGAATGTTCACACTATCGTTTTAGAATATTTTAACTACAAGTGCAACAATTAAACCAATCATTGTAGTCATTAAAAACCCTGTACTACTAATCATAATTTTCTCTAGTCTATGTACATCTTTGTGTAAATCTTCAATTCTTTTGTTGGTTTCTTTCTGCATAATATGACAGAGCTTTTCGTGATCCGTTATCCGTTGATGTGCAAGCACATCTTCATTATTAAACTTCTTACGTTTGACCACTTTCTCTCCTTTGTGCTATTGCATTTGCTGTAGAATCAAAAGGGTACAATTGCTGTACTTGTTGAGAAGATACTTGACCTTGTGGTGTTTGTGGAACTTCTGCTGTTTGTGGAACGACAGGTTGTAATTGTAAGTCATCAGTGATTCTTGGATCGTCTGCTTCTTCGTCTCTTCTAGCTTGTTCTAAAACTGTTTCTGTATCTGCTTCAACGGTTCTATTTAAATAAGCTACCATGTCATTATCAGTATTCACATCACCAGATGATTTTTGTAGGTCACCTGCGTACATAGTTTCAATAACTTGAGGTGGTAAATTCTTATCATCATAAATAGGTTGAGGTATTTGATAAGATAAATTTAATAGTCTTTCTTGTATTTCTTTCGGATCAACAGTTCTAGGGTCTACTCTTGGTAAATCTTGTTCTTGATCTGCAAAGTAATTATATAATCTAGCAAAAGCATCTCTCTTTCTTGTTAAACCTACAGCAGTTAATTTTGGATTAATACTTCTTCCAGTAAATTTTCTTGAAGTTCCAAACAAACCTTTTTGCACTTCACCAATTGATTGTCCTTTTAATAATTTTAATTGTTCTTCAGGTAACAATGCATCGTTCATATATCTTAATGCTGTTGGATCTGTAAGCATAAGACCTGCTCTTCTTGCCATAAGTAAAAATATTGCAGGTGCAAACGGGTTAACACTAAATGCAGCGCCGCCAATAAACAAACCACCTGCTACGGATCCTAATGATCCTAAAGTAAATCTTCTTTGTAAGAATGTAGATGTGTCAGATACAGGAATATCAGATATAGATTTCATGTAATTTGTAAATCCATAAAAGTCTTTGGCACCCTCTTTACCCAACATTTGAATCATCTTCTCTCTACCAAGATCCTCTGTTGCTTTACCTATTCCTAATTTGTTCATAAACTTATTGATATTAAATTGAGCAAAGTCTTCAGGTGAGAATCTAATATCAGTCACATCGAAAATACCATTACCTTTTTGTACATCGGTAATTTTAAAACCTCTAGCTGCTTCTATAGAATCAGTTCCCAATCTTTCCATTACATCTTGTGCATATTCTGTACCTGCTTTAACACCTGGAGCCAAATCAACTGTATCTCTAAATACTGATCTAGCTTGTGGAGCAGTAGCTGAATCAAATGAATCTAAGAAAGCATTAAACATGTACCTTGCTTTAGATGCTTCAAATAATAATTTTCCATTTTTAGTTGCGTATTTACCTTCAGCACCAATTAATGTTTTAAAACTTTTCAAAGCTTCCGCTGAGTTAGATTGAAATACGTCTCTTTCCATAGTAGAGAATAATAAATCTCTTGGCATTGCTTCTCTACCTACAATTCCAAATGTGCCTTTATTTGTAAATAATTGTTTGTCAAATTTTTGTAATGATCTAGCTGCAGCTGGTGTTGTATACATATTCAATACTTTATTAAATGTTGCATTAGCATCGTATAATTTATCTCTTAGTTTTTCTGCATTTTTTATATTACTTTGTATAAAAGCTTCTGCTCTTTCAGGACTTTGTTTAGCCAAACCATCAAACGTTGCTTTGATACCTGCATCTTGCAAGAAGGCACCTTTTGTTAAGTTTGCTCCAAATGCATTAAAATCATTTTCTAAAGCTTCTCTTATCATAAACATTTGTCTACCAAGTGTTCTATAGTCTGTTCCTTGAATAGCATTATTTAACATTTGAATTACACCTTTGTATTGTTTTGGAGTAATCATGTTTGTTCCAATAGCATCCATTGCTTCATAAAATAAATTAATTGGATCTCCAGTTTGTTTTAAAGTTTCATCAATATTCTTTGCCATCATTGATCTTTGTGTATCAGGAAACATTCCTGTTAATGATTGTTTAAGTTCTTGTGCTTTAGCTACTGTTTTATCTAATTTAATGATAGCTGGGTTCCCTACGGTGTCCGCTAATCTTTCAAAAGCATCATACTTAGAACCAATCAAATCCATGTTGTCATTAAAAACTCTTGCAGCTTGGTTATAAATAGAATGTGATAAAGCTCCTGTTTTCATTAATGGAGCGTAAGTAGTTAATTGATCTAAATACATTCTTCCTGCTTTTTGCTCTGCACCTTGAAAAGCTTGATTAGCTATTGGGCCAATAAATGGAAATACACCTACTGTTTTAAAAAATCCTTTACCAATACTTGTAAAAGGTCCGTTGTCCATTGCTTGAATTAACGGAATAGGTAAACCTTTATCTCTTGCAAACTCTGCTAATTCTTTTTGTTTAGCACCTTTCGTACCGAATAATTTACTTCCTAATTTACCTAAAGGTCCTGCAATAAAAGGAGTAAGTAATGCTGCACCCGTATTCCAATAAGCTGCAGTTTTCATTTCGTTTAATGCATTTAAAGTCATATCAGAATTAATTTCTTTGTCTGGTAAATCTGCAAATTGATCTGATATTTGTGAGGCTATAAAAGTTCCTGCTTGTTCATTTAACATATCGTAGGTTATAGATCCTGCACCAGCACCTGCCGTACCGCCAAGTATTGAGTAAACTTCTGCTCTACCTAGGGGACTTTGAATAACTTTAGCAGGTAAGTCTGCTACTCTACCCAATAATTTAAAAGCTCCACCTAAAAGTTTTAATCTGCCTGGAAGTCTTTGAGTAACTGCATCAGCAACTTTTGCCATTTTACCTGGACCTTTTTTCCAAAGGTTACCTGATTTAGCCGCTCCATAAATTTGTTCTCTCATAGTTATATAAGGAGCAATTGATCCCGTTATATCACCAGCAAACACAGCTGTCGGTCTACCTTTAAAAAAAGAATCCTCTGCTGCAAGAGCAGTAGCTATAGGGTCTTGATAATATTCTTGCTCGGTTGCTATTTTTTTAGCTGCTGTATCACGTTGAGATGATAACTCAGACATAGTCGGGCCTGTAAGTTTTTTTCTTCTTATTAATTCATCTATAATTTTTTTTTGCTTAGGACTAAGCGTGTTAGGATCTAAAGATTTATTATCTAGTGACTCTTGTAATTGTTCTATTGTAGCCATTATTTATTAAACTCCTCTATTAATCCTGCATCATCTAATTTCTTAATAAATACATCTGTCACAGTATTACCTGATTGTAATCTAAATTGATTTTGTACTCTCATATTTTGTAGAGTTCTTTCAAGGCCACCTACTCTTCTATAATCATTCTCATATCTTGTAATGTCATCTTGTAATTGTTGTCCGATTGCTTTAATTGATGCTGCTACAGAACTAGAACCTCTTGTTAATGTAAATAAGTTAACAAGTTTTTCAGCGGCAGCGACATCTCTAGCTGTCAATCTATCTTTATCTTTAAATGAGTTAGCTAATGCATATACTAAAGTAGTTTCTGCTACAGCCAACGACTCTAAAGTTTCTGCATCTACTTTACCTGGTGTTCTATCTTTAATTCTTTTTTCAGCTTCTCTGTAAAGTTTATTAAAGTCAGTGTCTTTTAATAATTGTTTTTTACTTTTTTCGTCTAAATCTGAAGCCTCTATTTGAGCTCTGTATGCTTCTGCTGCAGCTCTAGCTTCACTTTTGCCAGCTCCAAAAGAAAAACCTAAATCAGATAATGCTGATCCAAATCTTGTTTTAAACAAATTAATGGCACCAGCTGGTCCAACTGATTCTGGTTGGGCAGCGATCGTGTCTAATACATCATTTGTTATTTTAAATGTTTTATATCTATTAGATAATGTATCACCAATTTTAATTGTTTCTGTATTCACAGTCTTCTTATCTAAAAATTGATTTACTTGACCAAAACCTGGAACATTTGCTTGGCTACTTACAGCTGCATATATTTCATTCCCTCTTTGATCAACTTGTCCAGTAGCAAATTCCATAGTTCCGCCTTTAGTTTGTCTACCTTTTACATTAATTGTATTACCGTTATCATCAATAAATTGTATAATTCCTAATTCACCACCAAAAGGTTCTCCCGCAGCAGCATCATTAAATAATTTCATCTCATCAAAAGCAAAACCTAAATAAGTTTCCATAGATTTATTTTCTAATTCATCTTGTTTTAATTTCATAACTCCATAATTACTTACTGCTGGACCTAAAGCTTGACCAAAAATTTGCACAGCGCCTGCTAAACCTCTTTGTTTAGAAGTTCCAGCCATCAATCCAGCTGCTAATTGACTTAAAAACATAGACTTAGCTACATCACCTTGAGGCTCCATACCCATTTCAGCTCTTATTTCTTTTGCTCTTTGAATTAAATTTGTTGTATATCTTTTTCCACCAATAGGTTTTTCAGTGCCTTTACCGTCTTGTGAAGCTTTAAAAGTTTTTTGAGCCACTTGTTCTGGTGTTTCTTTTACTGGAGCAGGTGGTTTAGATGAAATATCTTGTCCTTCAATACCTACTGGACCTGTTAATCCTCCATCTATACTTGATCCGCTGTCCGTTTGCATTGCTACGGTTTGTGGCTGTATTGTTTCTTTTAAAATCTCACCACGTTTATTTTTTACTAATTTATTTAGATCAGCAATGTTTTCACTGCCAACTTTAATTTCGTTTTGAGGAGCGGTTAATTGATCAGGCACTATACCTAATTCAGATCCTTCTGCTTGTGCAACCTTAATTTTTTCCTCTTGTGCTTTTTTAATTGCACCTCTACCTCTAGGTCTAGATGGATCTAACTTTCTAAATGGATTTATTGCTCTATCACCAGTTGCTAATGGTTCACCAGCTAAAACTCCTCCAGTAATTTGATCAAATGTATTTTGAGTAGGATCCTTTTTATCAAGGCCAATCATAGAATTTGGATTATCTCTTCTTACTTTATCAGCTAAAGCACTCAAACCTTTTAGTCCTGAATAACCATAACCTATTGCTCTGCCATAAGGCGTAGCTCCTACAACACCAGCAGCAAAATTTATTCCTGTTTTTAGAGGACCAGTCACTCCAAGTTTTGTTAAAATATCATCAGACAACATGTAAGTTCCAGTAGATGATATTAACGGCCGTATACCAAATGAATTTTTTAAAAATCGACCAGTTCTTTGCATGGCTGGTCTAACGTTTCTACCAAAAAAACCTTGTTGATTAATTGTAGGTACTCTCATTGGATTGAAAGCTGTTGAACCGCCTGTTGGAAGGCCAACCATTGTTCCTACTCTAGCTCTAACAGGTTTTAATGCACCTTTCTTTAAAGCTTGTTGCCGAAACAGTGGTCTGTTTAAAACTTTATCTAGGGACATTATCTCCCTCCCTGCATACCTTGAAATGCTTGGAATGCGCCTATGCCTGTACCTACTGATTGAGCTAAAGGACTTGTTGTAGGAGCTGTAGTTGTACCAATCGATGATTGTGATTTAGGTCCAGCTGCATAAATATTAGATAAGAACTCTGCTCTTTGATAAGGTTCGTAAGCCTGTTGTAATTGTGATTGTCTAGCAGCATCTGTAGTTGCTTGTGCAAGTTGTCTTTGTAACCCACCAGCTTGCATTAATTGATTTATATCTGCTTGTGCCATCTGTTGTTGGCCTTGTCCTATATTAGCTAATTGGCTTCCTATATTGCCTTGCATTTGTTGTTGGTTTTGTGCAGCTTGTAACGCTGTTCCAAAACCTTGTTGTTGTGCTTGACCTATTTGTCTTAATCTTGCGTTTTCTAATTCTCCTCTTTGAACTCCTTCTCTACCTCCACCGAAAGCACCTTGCATAACTGCTTGAGCACTTAATTGATTTTGTGCAATTCCAGCTTGTCTATTAATTTCATCTGTAACATATGATTGATATGGATTAAAAAATTGTGAAATATTTGGTGTCTGAGCAGCAAGTAATTGTCCGATGCCCGATGTTACTGTAGGAGCACCAACTCCTGTTTGGCCTGCCGCTGTTATACCTTGTTGCTCTAAAGCTCCAAGACCAGCAACTTGCATTGCAGGAATATTAATAGGTTGACCAGCTATTCCTCTAGCTAGATCCATAAGTTCTATTTTACGTTCTTCTACTCCTGGTGCTTCTCTTATAACTGATGTATTAAAAGATGTTCCACTTGATGAAGGTTGTGCAGGTGCAGATCCACCGCCGCCGCCAAATATACTACTTACTATTGATCCCATTAGACTTCTCTCTCCATTTGAATATGTTTAGCTTTCCAACCCCATTTTTTAGATACTCTTGACCAACCTGGTCTTACCCAAAAGCTTAGTTTTTTACATCCATTAAGTTTAGCAAATTTTGTAACTGTTTTCACTATCTTGTCCTCCCATAAATGTCTTTTTCTTCCTGTACAAATAATTGCTTCAAGTTGAGAGTAAGCAGGTAACGCTGCTATTCGAGTTACAAATAAACCGAAAACTTGATTTAATTCTTCTTCATCACTTCCAAAAACCAAAAATAATTGAGCTTCATCTTTTTTAAGTAGATCTTTGATATCTTTAGCTGTAGCAAAACCACCTGAGTAATTTAAAGCTTCAGCTACCATAAAATCACACAACGGCCAAAACTTATCAATGAATTTAGGTTCTACAGATAAAACTGATAGATCTGGTTTAGCTAACTTTTGTTTGTGCATCTTTGCCCTTCTGTAATAAATCAAAAACTCGTTTGTATCGAGCTTGTTGGTCATAGAAGTATTTTGCACCTTTTTCTCTCATATCTTTCATGCTATTAGGGTTTCCTCCAGCAATGATTCCAGCGCCTAACACTCCATCTGCTCTTGTTACAAACTCTCCGTCTGCTAATTGAGCTAACATTGTATCTTCGTCTTTGTCTCCTGTGCCTGACCCATCTTCGACATATCCTGATGCTCTCACATAATTTACAGAATCATCTTCGTCATGAGTTCTTTTACTTGGAAGGTAATTAATACCACCTTCATTAAATTTTTTTATTTCTGCTAAACCACCTTTATTATATCTATCTGCCTCTATTGCATATGGACCTTGTCTAAAGTCTCCTTGATTTTTAGGATCAGCTTCAGGTATGTAAGGTTGTTCAAATGTTTTCTCTACACCTGTTTCAGGATCTATGTATCTAAAACCACCTCTTGCTTTTTGTAAATCTGCTACTGCTAAATTATAAGTTGGAGTAAAAACGTCTTGTGGTTTAGGATCAAATGCACCTCCAAAATATGTTCCTGCTCCTACTGCTAATGCAGCTTTCATAGGATCAATTTGTAATTCACCTGTGAAGTCACCTCTCTCGTTTAATCTTTGTTGTGTAAATAATTTTTGTAAAAAGTTTTGTTCAGCTGGTGTGCCTCCAGGTCCGCCTGCCGTTGCCGCTGTACCTGCAGCTGTTGCTGCACTTACCGCTGGCATAGTAGCTTGACCAACTGCCATTTGACCCGCAGGATTTAATACTGATGCTTGTTGTGGTAATCCTAACATTGCGCCAGCTTGTGTTCGACCTAAAGCTTGTATTGGTCCTAATGAAGTGAAGGGTGTAAATCCAGTTTGCGCTGCAGAAAAACCAGGTACGCCCATTGCTGAACCTCCAGCCAAGACACCTTTACCACCGTAGTATCCAGCTGCTGCTCCTGTAAGTCCGCCTAATATTCTTTGAAGTCCTGATCCACCAGCGTCTTTGGATCCTTTATAACCTTTGTATCCTCCGTAGGCGGCCAGTGCATAGGGTAAAAATTGTAACATATATTATGTAATCCTTAAAATTAGCTAATTGGTAAATATTACCATTTTATGAGGTCTTTGACAACTCATCGGAAAAAGACCCTCTATATTGGTGTTCTCCTATATGACTTATTTTCTCTGTTATAAGAGCATGACATTTACCACCTATTTTTTTCCATCTCTTACAAAAAGCAAAGTCTTCTCCCAAATAAGTTTTAGTCTCAGGATCAAAATCAGTGTCAAAAAGATTATATAAATATGGTTTTGTTTCCATTTTACCGTTAATAATAGTTTTTTGTATTATCTCTTTTTCAGGATAAGCTTTAATCATCTTTTCAATGACTTCTCTTTTTATAAGCATACATCCAGTAGGTGAATGAGTAACTTCAATAACTCCATTTTTATCCATCTTTATATTCTGTTCGTCTTTTACTTTCATAGGATATTGATAGAAGCCTTTATATTTAAGATCTTCAGCATTTTTAATTATGCCTGCTTTTACCTTATTAAAACCTTTTTCCCAGTTGAAAGTCTTAAGTGGGTAAGGCACTGATATTACATCTTTGTTTGTGTCTGCCATTTTAAATATAGATTCACTATCAAAATCTATGTCTGAATCAATAAATAACAAATGTGTACTATCTGTCTCCATAAAACTAGACACACATAAATTTCTACCTTGAGTAACTAAAGAAGATTTCATTACTTGAAAACAAGTTAATACATCTTTCTTCATACATTGTTTTTGAAACTCTAGACAAGCTTGAAAATAATGTATGGATACATCGCTATGAACAGGAGTACCTACAAAAAATCTATACTTACTTTTTGTTTTAGGTTCTGTTTTTGCGTTTTTACCAAACCAAATTGGTTTACTTGGATCTTGCATTTGTTAAAACTCCTTGTAGAAATCCATTCCAGTGTCCTGCAATAACTTTCCAATTATAAAAATGATTAAAGAATTTTTGTTGAAACTCTAAATGATTATGACACCCAACCTCATTCAATTGTCCAGGTATTTGATCTATTACAGCTGCAAATTGCATAGCTAAATTTTTCCAGTCTTTGTCCATAGGTATATAAATTGGAAACTCAGAACAAGTTTCATAAAGTGCTCCGTTGTCCGTTGTTGCTACATACAGTCCACAAGCTAAAGCTTCAATTGCTGATATACAAGAAGTCTCTTCCCAAATATTAGGATAAACAAATGCATCATAGGTATGTAAGTTTTCTAAAATATAGTCATTAGGTTTATATCCTATGTAATTTACATTAGGTAACTTTTCACATTGATCATATAAGTCTTGATATGAATGATCATTTTTTTCCTTAAATTCATCTCCATAAACCTGTGTACTACTATACACATCTAAAGTTATGTTTTTATTATTTACTAACTGCATAGCACCTAATAAGACAGATAGGCCTCTCCAAGGTGTTGGTTGATATATTAATTTTATTTTTTCTTTTTTAAGTTTAGGATCTCTTTTTTTAATATCAGGAATTCCGTTTTTTATTACCGTACATAAATGCTCAGGTAATGAAAAAGTTTTTCTAAACTGTTCATAGTTCCAATGGCTATTAAAAACATAATAATCATATTGTTTTATTTGCTCGGGATCTTTAAAGAACTCTTGAAAGTGAGGTTGATCAGGAGCCATTTTTTGCCAAAGAATATTTATTTTATCTTTTGATAAAGGAACTTTGTGTGGAACTGAAGTGCATATTTGAAACTTATCTAATAATTCTTTAGAAACATACTTTTGCAGAAAACCAAGCTGTAGTTCTGTTCCACCTAATGGATTCATTGTGTGCTACCAAATATAGGAAGATCAGGAACTTGAACTTCAACGTCAGTAGCTAAATCTTCTTTAGGATGCTCAGCTAAAAAAGCTTCTTCTGTCTCGTATCTTTCACCTGTCTTAATACTTCTATAGATAGTTTTAGTTTTACATTTAACTTTTTGATATACGGTCATTGTATTTAATTACAATATATTAACGCCCTTGTCCAATATATTTCTTACGATGTGGTTTTCTTTTATTTTGATTTTTTGTATGGACACCAGGACGTTTTTTAGGTGTTCTTTTATGGTAATTGCTAACTCCAAAGAGTGCTTTCTTTTTAGCCATTTTCTTGAGATCTATCTATTTGTGCGTAGCTTACAACACCTGTAATTTCATTAGCTGTATCTGCTTGAATTTTTAATATGTCACCACCTTCTAAATTTAAAGTATCTTTTATAAGGTTTTCAGATGACTTGTTTAAAACCGCATGACCTATCTCAACATCTGATCCTCCTGATTTTTTTAAATAAAGATCAACATCAACATTACTTGCAGTTGCATGAGATCCTTGAACCATTTTACATATTGCTGAAGATGAAGTTGATATAGTCAACACAGTTGTTAAGTTGGTTGTTGTAAGACTATAGGTTGTACTTTTATATTGTATTGTCATGATAAAAAATAAGTAAATGCATCTTGTTTGTTTTTTATATCATTCTCATATGAAAAATTCAACTGAGACTGAAGAGTTCTTAAGGCTTGAAGTATTTGTCTTTGATCTTCTTGAGAATATTCAGTTTTAGGTTCAGGTATTTGTATTGTTATTTTTGCCATTATCTTCTACCATCCACTCTAACATCAAATCTAAACGTACCGTATCTCCAGCTCTCATCTAAATTTTCATTTTCAATTTGAACAGCAGCTAACCTTGCTCTTGCTCTTGTATCAACTTTAGATGTGCTTGAGCTTATTGTAAAAGGTCCTAAAGGACTTGATGTTGAAGTTGTTCCTTGAGGAAACTCATTTAAAAATATAGTTACTTTTGCGTTACCACTTATACGTTTAAAGTCTGGTAGAAACCTTTTAATACTCATTAAAAATTCTCCATCTCCTGGAACACCTGCATTACCATTTAAATCAAACTCTCCTGATTTTATAAAAGATGTAATTGCTGTTGAAGATCCATCACCATTTAATTGATTTACACCTACTTCATGTTCATAATAAATAGATGCCCCATTAGAAACACCATTTACTACTGGAAAAGTTGGTGTGTCTGAAGCATTGTAATCTGTAGCATAAGGTTGTTCATAAACTGTTGAACCCACCCAAGTTGTTCTATCAAGAGTTCCTGTCGTCCAAACTTGTTCGTCAAAATTATAAGTTACAACTCTATCAACAACTAAAGAACCAGCAGAACAATAAAACCAATTTATTTCAGAGTATAATTCATTTATACCTGCATAAACTAATTGACCTGAGTTATAATTTATACCTGGATTATTACCGTCAGTTGTAAAAACAAAGTCTTCTACTAAACAAGGTAGTGATTTTACAGTACCATCATAAACATAGAACCCTCCTGTTTTACCCATCCAATATACCGCACCGTTTGCAAACACACCTGCGTTTTGCCCTAATAGTCCGTTGTTAGAACCGACTTTCCTAATTGAAAAAGTAAATGGTGGTCCAACAAATTGCATTTCATATGCAGCTGTGTCGGTAAGAACTAAAATATAATCTTTACCTTTTATGGCTCCTATTATTCTTGTGCCATCATCAAGTCTAAAAGTACCAGCAGTATTTGTTGAAGTTGGTTGATAATCACTCAAACTTTCTTGATCAGAAAATCTTATAAACATTTTATCTTGTGTTGTTGAAGTTCCAATTGTAGTTTCTGTACCTAAATGGAATAAATGCCTGTCTCTGTCTGATACTATAGTCATTACTGATGCTGTTGGCATACCTGTGCCAATGATTGCTCTCGTATTTAATGCGTTACCTGCTGAGGGGTTCCAGGTAAATGTTTTTCCATTATGAATTGTTGCTATTAAAATATCACCAAAGTTTTCTAAAGACCACATTGCAGGATCAATAGTTACTGTGCTTGAAGATGAAGCGTCACCCCATCCTATGTAGCTAGATATATCAGTTACTGTTGCTCCATCTGTATGTTCAACTGCAGTCGTTCCATTAATACCTCTAGTAATTCCACTAAGTGTATTTGTACCTGTGTTATTTGCAGTGTAAGACATATCTTCAGATCCAATTCTTATTGAACCCGTTGCTGGGAATGAAGATGTAGCTGTAAGAATTACACTGGTATCGCCTACTAACATGTTACCGCTGTTATTCATTGTTGTTGTGGTTTGAGCGATAGTTCTTCCGCCAAATAAATACGTACCCCAACCATACCCATAAGTTTGATTTAAAGGACCGACAGGTTGATAAGGATTAACATCTAATGTTCCGTTGTTCGTTGTTCCTGAACCTGATTCTACTGAAGGCATTAAAATTGTAAATGTTGTAAATGATGGTGTTGTTTGTACTTCGAAAACTTTATCATCAAAATCTGACGCTGTGTAACCTGTTTGTCCCGCATTAAAAGATCCTGCATTAGCGAAGGTAGTCAATTCTCCTACTTCAAGATTGTGTGCAGAGCTTGTAGTAATTGTAACTATAGCTGATGCATTAGTCGTTGTTATGTTTGCACCTGTAGAGAAATTATCTGTTTCTAAAGGTGTTATATCGTAAAGAACACCTTCGTAATAAATTGTTAAAACTTTATTTGTACCTATCGCTGCATATCTTTTTCCTGAAGTATCAGCCCAAACATGTTGTTGTCTTGCAGCACCAACTATTTTATCACCACATAGAGCAGACCAGCCACCTATCTTTTCTGGTTCACCATATCTAAAACGCACATTGTCACCATCCACCCAACGACCTTCTGCGTCTGCTGGTGTAGACTGTTTATCAAATCCTGGTGCTATATTAACTTTTGCTAAAGGCATGCTGAATTATACCACAAGCTATTTGGGTAAGAAAGTTGTCCATTCTAGATCAGAGATCAAATCATTTACGTATACGTTTTTCTTCTTTTCCCTACGTATATACTGATGAAGTTCTTCTAAGTCTATAATCATCCATTCTTTTTCACCTTCAAGAACCATCTTTTCAGCTTTCGTATCAAGACGACCACTCTGCGCTGGTGTTCCATTGGGCATTTCAAACATTTGTCTAACATCAAATCTATAAAAAGCATTACTACCTTTTATCATACCTGCGATATTCCAAGAGGTTTTTTCTTTAGGGTATTTAATCTCAGTTAAATACTTTGAAAATTTGTCTACTATGTTCATTACATTTTATTTCCAAGTTTAAACTAATCCTAGGCTGATCAAAAGAGGGGTATGGATAGTGATCTAAAAAATCTGGGAATATAATTAAGTCACCTGATTTTGGCTTAAGGTTATATATAGTTTTATTCATCCTAAAATCTATCCCTTTATTATTTTTCGGAACTTTTAAATACAAAACTGCATTGATAGTAGCTGTATCAATATGATTATGCCAGTTACCTTCATTAAATTTTTTATCTGAATAATAACACCATAATTTAAAATTGTGATCACTAATTGTAAAAGTGTTTAGGTGTTTAGCACAGGATCTTATTAATATTGTATATAACTTTTCTGTGTGTTTACTATCTACAAAATAATTATTAACTCCATGCACCGAAGGATTTACAAGTCTTTTTTTTATACATTCATTAATTAAATCTTTTTTAAAAGATTTGATTTCTTTGTTTACAGATATTTTAGTTATCATTCAAAGTTAGCTGCAACAGATACTCTAGTTACTTTTGATTGGAAGGGAGCAACACTATGTCTTACAAAACGAGGAAATATAAACATCTCACCAACTTTAGGCACATAAGTACAACCAGTGTTACAATCCATAGGTTGTGTCTCTCCATAAGTAAATTCTATTGTACCAGGTCCTCCACTTGTTCCTTCATATTCTTTATTTTCTTTTGCAATTTCTTTTGGAACTTGTAGATACAATACACATGAAAATCTACAATTATCATGAATGTGTGGAGGATTGTATTCACCCGCTTTCATATAATTTACCCAAGCTGTTGTAGTTCTCATACCATCTAATTTTGATCCGTAAAATCTATTGTATGCTATTTTGTAAGTTTCTATTTGTGGCCTAACTATCGCATCAAATTTATTATAGTCTATTAAAAATTCATCTTTTATTTGTCCTGCTAAATCTCTTCTGTTACTAACATTTTTATTACACAGTTTTTTTACTTGTTTAATTTGATCTTTAATTAAATTTGTTTGTATAATTAAAGGCCCAAAATATGGAAAGTAATACTTAATCATTTTGTAAATTGATATACAAGATGACTATCTCCTTCACCAATATTACCTTCAGGTAATATATTAAAAGCTATAGAGTACCTGTTTTTAGATGTTAAATTTGGTGCAATCATGTGTCGTAAATGAGCGGGGAATATTAATAAGTCACCTTCTAATGTTTCAAATAAAACTGAATTCATATTTATATTATTATATTGAGAAACCTTTGGTGCAAATGCATTGTGTTTACCTGATTCAAACATGATTCTAAATTTGTCTTTTATTAAACCATGTGGATAGTAAACAGCACTTAACCAATAATTACTATGAGTATGAAAATTATTTACAGATCCAGGTGGTGATTTTGTTCCCCAAGTATTTATTATTTTGCATCCTACATCATAACCAAAAAAATTATTTATTGAGACTTGAACATGTTTTGTTATTTCTTTATCTATAATGTCGCCTGATTCCATGTGGTCTAAAATTCTCACTGACTCTGTTATCTGTGGACTATTTTTTACTTTGTTAGTTTCTAAACCATCAACAGCTTTTATATCTCTAAATTTTAATTTTTGTAATTCTTTCAAAATCTTCTTATGATTTAAAGCTACATTCTCAACTTTAAATACTCCCTCTGAAAATAAAATTAATCCTTTACCATTTGTTTTTTTCATATTTCCTCCTTTAAAAATAACTAAAGTTTATATTTATTCTTCTATACACATCTGTACAGGTTGTACTATTATGTGGTTTATAACCTTCAAAAAAAATACCTCTATTTCTTACACTAGCTACTTTTGTTCCATCAGGTAATCTTGTAAATCCATTACAAGTATTAATTGTTAACAGAAAAGATTTATGTTTGAAATTAAAATCAATATGTTTACCATGTTCAATTAATTTATGCGTTTGTGGATAAGAATTAGCTTTACACCTAATCATTGCTTTGATTTTTAATTTATGAATTATAGGTGCTATTAAATCCCATTTTTTTGACGTTCTCATCATTTGATCAAAAAAAGTGTGAGTATGGTAAATTCCATCATCTAGTCCTTGTTGAGACACACCATCAGCACCTGCATACCATTCAAATGAGTTACCCATTAACCAATCTTCTATTGGTTTAAATTGTTTTTCAGGTAAAAAATTATCTACTATTTTATGATTACTTTTCATTATATAAAAGTTGTTACCAAAATTAATCTTACACCATATATAGGATTTATCATAGAATGTAAATTATCTTCAAAATATACACCTGTATTGAATGTAGGTGTAATCTGAATTTTTTTGCTGTCTTCTTTAATAATTGTTTTTGCTTTTTTATCACAATCATTAAGATATAAAATAAGGTTTTTATGTTCATAGTCATGATCTCTATGTTCAGGACAATCTACCATACCGTTTGCAAAGGTTAAATTTAACGCCATTCTATAAAATTCTTTAGGTTGAACTTTTAATTTTTTAATTACTCTTGTCACTAAATCCATAAAAAATTTATAATATTCTGAGTTAAAAGGCATATTAGGTTGTCGGTCTTCAGGTCTAAGTATTATTGAGTGACTAAAAAAGTAATTTTTAGCATCTAAAATTGAATCGGTTTTTACTGTGTGATCATTTAAATAATAAGAAAAATTAGGACCTAATAAAGTTTCTTTAATAAATGCTTTATCATCCTTTGTTAAGTAATTTTTAAATTTTTTTATCATCTAGCCTGGTGTCAGCAGCGGATCCTAAACAAGGTCTTCCATCGTACAAACGACCAACTCCTACTTGGTTATAATGTAAAAATACTTGAATACACATATCTCCTTCAAACTTCTTTCTCCAGTGTGTTAATTCTTGCCCTTTGTAAATAAGCATGTCACCAGGTTTTAATTTTACTTCAATATTCTTATTTTTTTTATCTTTTAAATATATTGACCATGGATCCCCACCTATGTTTAAGGTCGTAGAAAACTCACAAGCCATACGATCAATATGTGGTTTAAGTTCATTACCTTCTTCGTAAATTCTTAAATAGGAATAGTTAGGTTGCAATTTTAATTTAATTATATTTTCTACATGAGACATTGTTTTTTTTAATAAAACATCAATAGCCAAATCACCATAACAAGAATAAACATTATTTTGATCTATTTGACCATCACTACCAATAATTCCAAAACTTGTGTCGAACATACTAACTAAATTATATTTATGTAAAGATTTACATAACTCTCTTTTCATTAATAAATAATCATATAAAAATTTAATAATATCTTTTGAAACTACTTTTCTACAAACATAATATTTATTTTTTTTAAAGCTCATATAATTTTAATATCACACTCTTTTTTTCTTGCATAATTTAAATCAAAAGCAATAGTAATTCTTACCGTTTCTGCTTTGTGTTTATTTGTATAATGTGGAACATAATTATTAAATAAAGTTAATTTACCTGGTACGTTTTTACTTTCAAAAAATTCAGGATCATTTATTTGATTTACAGGATTTATATAATAAGTAGATGTATTTTTACAACTTACACAAAAATGGCCACCTAAATATGTATCAGCATTAAAAGAATGTGCATGAGGTTTTACATACTCATTTTTTCTCATAACATTTAACCAACCATTTATATATAAATTTTTTATTGGGTTAATATTCAAAGCTGTAATAAATGTATTATGTGTATCAATTATTTTATTTTTTAGTTTATCTATTTCTTTATTTTTAAAAGAGAAAATATTGTAGTTACCATGTCTTGTGGTTGTATGATTTGTTAAACCAGTAAATCCATCATTTGTTTGTTTTAATTTAAGAATACTTTTTTCTTTTTTTAGCAAAAATGAGCATAACTTTTTAAGATCTATTTCACTTAGATAATCTTCAACTATAAAATAATTCCATTCTGGTGCAAAAGGAGTTCTTCTCACATCGCTCTTAATGTTAATTATATTTATCATTTATAAGGACTACCTGAATTCCAAACAACTAAACTGTATCTTGTTCCTTTTGTTACTGGTGTTACTCTATGAAAAACAAAACTTGGGAATAAAGCTATAGATCCTTTAGGCATTATTTCTTTACATGGCACAATACAATCTGATCGATCTGTTCTATTTCTATAATCAAATTCTAAATTACCTCCCTCATATTCAGAGGGATCTGATAAATTTATTGTCATAGAAATTTTTCTCATACGATTTTTTGAATCTAAATCTTGAAATTGATCAGCATGCCATGTGTAATGTTGATTTTTTTTATAAATAGTAAACTGCGGAGGATCTGTCCATGCCCACTCAAAATTCCAGCCAGCTCTAGCATTAGCATCGTAAACGTAAGGTTGAACTAATTTATAAATCCAAGGCTTATCAAACCAAACCACATGAGATTCTCTAACTTTTTTGATATTGGAGATTTCAACATTAGATAATTTTTTCTTAGGGTCACCTATTAAAGCTCTTTCTTTTTTCATCTTTTTACCCTCTTTTATTATTCTATCGCAAATACTAATTGGTATTGCACTAGTGTAATAGTAATAATAGTTTTTAAGAATCATTATACGTAATTAAAAGTAAAACCTAAAAACGTATTTAAGTTTTTAGACATATTTTGACTTATATGATATCTACACGTAGATGGAAACATTACAAAAGAATTATCAAAAATAGGTATTGTCCAAGATCTACCAGCTCTACGATTCGAATCATACTCAATAATTAATTTACTTTCTTTGTCATAAACATCAACTCCGTAAATCAAAGTATAATCCGAAGATAAATCAAGACTTAATGGATTTAAAGTATTTCTATTATTAGTTTGTTGACCTGGATAAACAATGTTTCCCCAGCTGTCCTGTAAAATTAATTTAAGATCAAATTTTAAATTTATAAAGTCTGAAAAGTATACATGCAATGGGTATAAGATCGTTGTGTCATCAATGATAAAATCATTGTAACGTTTATCATTTTTATCATTATTTTTTCTGTTATCTGATATAAAAGAGCTATATATAATTTGTTCTTTTATTTTTGTTCTATCTATTTCAAAATTTTTAGGCATTTTTACATCGCCGTAATATAAATCTACTTGAGATAAAATTTTTCTATGCATAAATAAAACTTTGATGAGCAACAATATTTAAGCTCATTCTCCATTTATATTTTTTTGGTCCAATACCTTTGTGTAAATAATGACTAGGAAATATTATAGCTTCTCCTTCATTAGCATTTACTTTACCACTTTTAAATTCGGTGCCACCATCATTGTCATGTAAATTATATATTATAGAAACATATTCATCGATTTTATGTTGGTCTGTGTGCCACAAACATTTGGAACTTCTACTATAAAGATTCCAATAATATCTACAAATATTCTTAATTCTAAATTTTTTTGAACTTTCTACACAATGAAAATAAACTAGATCTGCAAAATTGTTCAAATAATTATCTACATCAGTTCCTTCTAAACCTCGTGAGAATGTTATTCTAGCTAAACCTGCATCTGTTAATGGTCCAGGATCAGCGACTTCTTTCATACTAGGAGATATATTTCTATCTTTATCAAAAACAAAATTCCATTTACCTTCTCTTTGTAAATAATTCATAATATTATTATTTAAATGTTTGGGAATAGGTAATTTTAATATTTCTATATTATCTTCAATCACAGCTAACGTTTATCATGGGACCTTGATGTTTTCAAATATAAAATTATTATTGTGCTGCGGGGTCGTTAGAATCCACATATTCATTAAGAGATTCAACCCATATATCTTGAGAAATTACGTCCCATTGTTGATTTTCTTCATTCCATGAATAATGTCTTATAGGACTTTTATTTGCAGCATCTTCTTGAGCTGCTGGTTTTGCAACTGGAGGATTCCATACACCTGTTGTTGTGTCTAATGTCCAACTTGCGTAAGGTTTTGGTTTTATAAATATATTATTTTCTGAATCCCATACATCTCCTATGGCTGGATAGTTACCTCTGTAAGGTGTGCCTCCTAAAAGGTGGTTACCTTTAGTAGTGTTATAAGAACATTTTATCCATAAGTGTGCAGGCCATTTATGAATTTTTTCTAAAAAAGCTTGTCCTACTGATTCGTTTTCTACACCATCTTGAGACGTATCATTATCAGCAACACAATGTACTGAAACTACTTCGTTCTCTTCTGATATTTTTGCAAAGCTTGCCATGGTTATGCTGTGTATGTCCCGTCACCAGTAAATGTGTGGATCGTATCAGATCCATCTGTAGTTACTGAGTTGCCTGATGTTGAGTTAGAATCAGAAGTTAATCTTCTAATTACTACTATTCCTGATCCGCCATTGCTTGTTGGGGTTGGAGCTCCTGCTCCTCCTGCTGGGGTAGCGTCTCCTCTATTTGCTGTTCCTGCTCCGCCAGCGCTTTGGCCTTGTATTACTCCATAGCCTCCAGCAGAATAAGTTACGCTCGATCCTGTAATTGTAAAGGCTGATCCAGCTCCTCCGTCTCCGCCATTACTTGATGCACCGTCAGTTCCAGCTCCGCCAGCTCCGCCGCCGCCACCTCCCGCTCTTTGAGCTGTAGGGCCTCCGCCAACACTACCATCTCCGCCGTCATTTCCTTGTGGAGGAGAAACTGGTGGAATGTTTCCTGCGCCACCTCTACCTCTGAAAGGGCCTTGAAAGTAAGTTGCTGAACCTGCTCCTGATCCTCCTGAGCCTGAACCCGTAGGATGGTTAGGGTTTGTTGATTGTGCTGGGTTTCCTAAATTTATACCACCGCCACCTCCAGCTGAAGTAATTGTATCAAAAACAGAATCTACACCTTTATTTCCTTTGTCGTCAGAAGTAGTGTTTCCTGCACCACCATTACCGACTGTAACTGTATAGTTTCGTCCGCTAACTACTTCAAAAGATTTTGTAGTTACGTTTCTAAAACCGCCGCCAGCTCCGCCGCCTCCTCCATATGAGAAAGTCCCGCCTGATCCACCACCAGCTACGACTAAGTATTGAATATCATAAGGCTTACCTGCGCCTGCAAATCCAAATCCTCTTGCTGATGCAGATCCTCTTGTTGTAATTAGTGGCATCTTTCTCCTTCTATTTTATTACGCAAACTGTGTTTGTGATGCTAACACTGTAAATGTAGCATCTGCAGTTTTAATAATTGTATATGAATATGTGTCTAATGAATTTATGTTACCCGATGTTGGTGCTGCTCCACCTTGATATTCTGGAGTAACAGATGATCCATCAATTTGAACAGCGTTATTGTAATAAGCTGTTCCACCTTGAGCAACGATATGAGCTATTGTAATTGATTCACCTGTATCCATTATAGAGTTTAGTGAGTTTGAACCATCACCTCTAATGTTTAAAGTCCAGTTAGCAGATGCATTAGTTGTGAAATTCCACACTGCTTGTGTTAAAACATCATAGTTAACAGTTCCCGTAGCAGCAGTAGCTTCAGTTGTAACTTTTTCTGCAACACTTTGAATTTTACCTTGACCGTTAAAAGTTGTTCTACCAATACCTTTTGGTGTTAAATTTAAATCAACATTACTGTCTCCACCTGTAGCTTGAATATTAGGAGCATTTCCTGTTGCTGCGTTTACTACAGTTAATTCGTTTACTGCGGAAGCAGTTGTAGTAAATTTAATTTGTTCTAAACCATTTTCATCACCGATGAAATTACCATTATCAATTAAAATATTATTTCCGTTAGCATCTAAATTACCACCTAATTGAGGTGAAGTGTCATCTACTACAGCATCAATACCTACTGATGAGAATCCTGAATCTACAATATTAGTACCATCAGAAATTAAAATTCTAGTTTCTTTTTCTGTAGCACCAAAAGTGTAACCTGTTCCACTAACTGTTTTAAATTCTACAGTAAATGAACCCGATGTGCCATTTATAATAATGTAAGATTTTTCAATTGAATTTGGAATTGTTACTGTTTGATTTCCTGTAATTGTCCCAGTAAATTTTATTACTTGGTTTCTTGCCTGTGAGATTGTTGCATCTGTCATTGCAAGAGGAGTAGTTTGTACACCCCCTGCAATTGAAATAGCTTCATAACCTGCTACGGCTTGTTGAATTAAGTTTAAATTAGAATTTGTTTTATCTCCCCATGTACCAGCGTTTTCGCCAGTTGCCATAAGTTCTATACCGAGATCTGAAAATGTTGATGCCATAATTACCTTTATTTTATATTGTTTAAGCTGCTAAATCAACCTCGCTCCATGTATTATTTACACCAGGATTAATCTCGCTCCATGCAGTAATGTTAACTGTGCCAAGTGAGGCTGTCAACCCTATACCAGTAACTGGTACATTTGCTGTAGTTGTTTGAGTTGTTGAGCCAGCAGACGAATTTAATAATCCAGCAGTAGTTACTGGATATACAGAAGCTTGTTGTACAGATCCTTGACTTAAAGTTGCTGCTTGTCCAGTAACACTTTCAACAGTTGTTTGTACAAGTGATGCTGTGCCTAAAGATAAGGAAGCTTGAATGCCTGTTACATCAACTGGTATTTTAGGTTCTGCTACAACTTGACCTACACTAGTCGAAGCACTTGATCCCGTTACTGGTACATTTGCATTTGTTTCAATTCCTCCTGCTACAGTTCCAGCCGTTGTATTTATTGTTGCTTCTGATGCATTTACAAATACATTATTATCAATTTGAATAGAAAAATTAGCTGCTAATGTTAGTCCTAATGCTTGTCCTGTTTGTACAGCATTAAAATCTGTAAATCCTACTGCAGTACCTTGAGAAGTTGTTAATGATTGACCTGTAGCAGCTGTTGCAAAAGGTTCACCCCAAGCTTGGTTACCCCATGTAAATCTACCCCATCCTTCTTCTATAGTTGTTGTTACACTTACTTGGTTATTTTCTAAAGTTAATTGTTGTCCTTCTGCTAATACATCTCCAAATATACCCCAAGAACTTGTATTCCAAGATGGTCTACCCCAACCTTCTGATGCTCCTGCAAATTCAACATCACCAACTGTAGATTGCATAGAGATTCCTGTAATTGTTGCTACTTGTTCTGTAACTTCACCCCAATTATTTTCACCCCATAATTCTCCGCCCCAACCTTCGTTAACGTCAGCTAAAACTGTAGTAGAACCTACTGATGAAGAAGAGGATAAACCTGTCAAAATAACTTTTGCATCATTTTGTGCACTCCAATTACCTTGACTCCAACTTAATGCTCCCCACGTTGATTGAGTAATATCAAAAATACCGCCCATACCAATTCCATGAACATAACAAAGATAATAAAAATCAGTTTGAGAAGATGGTGTAATTTCTATGTATCTTGTTGTGGCTGCGTTAAAAGTTGTTGTATTAGTATAGTTTGCTTCGTTGCTTGCACCATCTAAATAATAAGTGACACCAGCAGAAATAATTCCGCCTGTGGTCGTTGTTGTAGAAAATATTAAAGGATGATTATTGTTTGACGCATCGCTTTGTTCAAATCTTAGTGAAGCTCCACTAACCCAATTAATGGTTCCTGGGCCTGTTGAATTTCTGGCACCGTCTAAATAAAATACGTTACCAGTTCCTCCAAGATAAAGATCACCCGATGCTACGGTAACAGTGTAAGTTTGTTCTGCCATAGCATCGGGTTCCTTTTATTATGCGATTCTCAATATAGCTGCGCTCGTTGTAAATGCTGGGAACTGAATAGTGAAAGTTCCTGCAGATGCAGTTTTGTCACCGCCAAAATCTAATACCGCTACAGCTGGATCTCCAGATGCAGTGTCATTATAAATCAATGCACCTCTAGCTGTTAAAGTAACTCCAGTAAATGATAAATCAGAAAAATCTGTTATAGCTGTGTTTGTAGCTAAAGATGTTCCTGTATTCACAAGTGCACTTCCACCAGCTGTATAGCCAGATGAAGATACTTCATTTCCAGTTGTGTACGATGTTGTCGATTTTCCTAAAGTAGCTGAGTTAGTATACATTGCTAATTTGAATGTATTACCACCAGAACCACTAGTGCTAAAATTGTGCGTAGCTTCCAAAAGTTGTTTTTTGAAAGAGTTTGCGATTGCGTTAGTTGTTATTGCCATGTTATCTCCTTAATTAATTTATGGTGACGGCGAAGGTATTTTTACTCGAGGAACTCCACTGTCATATTCTCCTCTTCTTCGTCTACCCATTTGTTGTAGACCAAAAGCTTGTATACTTTGATTATACCTATCAGAATAGAGTTTGTATAGGTCTTCAGGTCCTTTTAAAAATGAAAAAGCCTCTTTCAAAACTCCATATAAAAGCATAGCCTCATGATGCTGGGATATATATGTATTTGTTGAACTATCAAAATGTGGTGCATCTTTGATATAATTAATTTGTATGTCAAAAGCTGCATTTGGAGTTGGTGCTAATAATATATTATTTTCATCCCAACTAGCATAATATTTCGGTGTTCCTGTGACTGTATCATTTGGAGAAAATTCAGATATAAAACTAGTATCTCTTTTTTCTAAAAAGTCTCTCACATTAGAATTAATAATTTGAACAGATCTTAATACTAATGCATCAGCAGGCATAGAAACGTACCTGTTTCCGATTGTTGTCTGTGAAGTTGCATATTTTCTTAAGTCATCATAATCAACTTGGCCAGCTATATCTAACTCTGTATTTCTTATAAACTGATCAAGCAGAGAATCAGTTAACACATTACTATCAACTTCGGTATAGTTTCTTACTTGTGTTAAAAAATTTGTATACGTAATTGCCATTATGATATTCCTATAATTACTTTTCCAACTTCTGTAATTGCTTGTCTTCTTCTATTTTGTAAAGATGGATCTGCTGGTTTCATTTCACTAGAACCTTGAGTTATAAAACCAAATTGACCTGGTAATGTTAGGTTAGCTACTCCTACCATCGTACCTCCAGAACTAGCGATTGTAATATCACTAGTAAAAGGTTGAATAGGTTGTTGAAATCTTTGTGGTCTTACTTTTTGCAAAGCAATAGCATCAGCTGTTACTCTTTTTCTTCTAATTTGTGGATGCTTTTCTTCAAATTCAGATATGTGTACAAAAGAACCATTCCATTCTGTAACCATTTCTTGATATGGAAATGCTTGTCCACTTCTATCTGATATTGCTTGTGATCTATTACCGTTTGCGTATTTAGCCATTATTTTTTACCTCCTGATCCTATTTTTTTTTCAACTGTCGTCATCTTTGTAGGTTTAAAACCATACTGTTTCATTAACTTTAAAAGTCCCTGGTTATCACTCATTTTTTCAGTTACTAAATTAATTGCTTTCCTTGCATCGAAACCAGCTTTGTTCATTAGATAAGAAAAAGCTTTTTGAGCTAATGGATTCGCAAATAGTCCTGCCATTATGATAAATTTGGATAGTACGATTGTGGAGAAACATATAATGATGTTCTCTGTCCATCTTCATCCAAAGCCCTTTTAAGTTCGTCTTCGTAAATTAATTTCATAGCTTCAATTCTTTCAGGTGCTTTTTTCATTGATAAATAATAAGCAAGACCTGCGCACATACATGGTAAAAATCTGTAAGCTACATCTGCTTGTTGATCATTATAAGCTGTAGCATCTTCTATTCTGTTTATAGTATAAAATTTTAAAGTTGTGTAAGTTGAAGCATCAGGTGCAACGTATAAACTTATTTTAGGTGTTGTTTGTCTGTCCACATAATATTGCGATGGTTGACCTGTAGCTAATTTATTTGGTAAAGCTGAATAAGCAGATCTATCTATTTTAGTTAATGCAACATCCTGAGTGTTTGGACCATCACCAGCAGCAGCTGTAGTAGAAATATAAGCTTCTAAAACATCGTTTACATTTGAGGCAACTGTGTAAGTTGCCGTTCCTGCTGTTAGAGCTTGCTCATTCAATTCAACTTTCCAAAGGTGAACACCTCTATTTCCCCAGTCGGCAAATAATAAATTTAAAGATCTTCTAGCTGTTTTTAAATCATAACCAGCCATAGGTCTTAGGCCACATCTTTCGTAGCCTTCATCAATGATTTCATCGATGTTTAAATTAAATGATGTTGATCCTGATGTTGCCATAATTAAAATCTCTTTTTAAACCCTACTCTAATTCTATCTTTGTTTATACCAATACCTACTTCTGATTTTTTATATATCTTATCATAACTTAATTCAGGATTAAACTTAGCTTTGGAATCTCTAAATACCGTAATTAAATTATCGTCTTTATCGGCTTTAGTTCCTTTTGTTTGAAAAAAATTTAAGGAAAATTTACCTTTTGGATACATATTAACATCTCCACCAACGTCTCTTTTTAATATTGTTTTAACGTTTGTTGGTTTACCACCGACACCTTGTGCTTTACTTCTTTTTCTTGCAACGGCACTCCGTCTCTGGGAGTCTGTCATACTTGCTGCTTTTGCAGCAGGCACGCACTTTGGATACTTTCGTTTTGATCCACTTGCAGATTTTCTTCCACATTTTTTAAATCCTCCACCTTTTTTCTTAGATCCAATATCTACCCAATCTTGTCTAAACCATTCTTTAAGTCCACCACTTTTCATTCCTGCAGGTACACAATTTGGAACCATCTTATTTCCTTTTTTCTTCATGCCTTTTTGTTCATAACCAACCCAGCATGTTCCTCGTTTAGACATTAAAAAACACCTTTGAAATTTGTGCCTCTTAATGCTATTCCTCCACCTCGCATTTTTTTAGGACCCCAATCTTTTTTCTTTTTACCAGAAGGATCTTTAATTTTACCTGCACATATTTTAGAAGCATAAGCATTTGCATAAGCTGAAGGATAAACTGAAAATTTTCTTTTAGCAGCTGCTTTACCTCTAGGACATAATTTTGTCATAATACTTTTCCTTTGTTTGGTCCAAATTTAATTCTATATTTATTTGTACCTGTGCCGTTGATATCGACCTCTTGTCTAAGAAATTTAAACATAGTCATCTGTTTAGCATCTTCAAATTTTTCTTGAACATACTTGATGACTCTATTTTTATTTACTTTTTCTCTATCATCCATAACTTAGCGGCCGCATTAAGAGTGTTATTTCTCTCCTTTTTACGGTTGTACAACTTCTTTGATTGTACCACTTTCGGTTTGAATGCGCTAGACCTTAGACTTTTTGCTATTGGATTTACGTTTGATGGCTGCGATAACTCTTCGTTTTTTCTTTTTTTCATCTCTAGCTCCTCTGAGTTTGCCATCTATTTGTGCAGGTATTGAACCTCTAGTTATTGCCATATTATTCTAACCAAGGTGTGTATGTCACCTTGCCCTCTATTCTTTGTGCTCTTAATGATTGATTTCTGTTTTGATCAGTTGAATAACTACAATGAATCCATCCCGATGTCGGTTCGTTATCCTTGTAAAATTCTAATATGAGCTGGTCATATTCTAACTCTGATTTGATCCAGTGAGCTAATTCTTTATTGTCTACACCAGGTATTTCAAAATCTGCCGCAGCAGCTTTGTCGTCTGCCACGTGTTGGCTGTTAACTGAACTTCCAATTTCTACACAAAGCTGAGCAGATCGGAACCCGCTAGATATAATTAATGGTTTGTCAAAATGAGAACGTACTGGTTGTAATATATTTACTGCCAGTGATTTTAAATTTTCTATCTGTGTTGGATTAGGATTGTTCGGTATTCCCTTCCTCTCACTAATCTGAGATTTGGTAAGCTCGTCTAAAGTTATGTTAGCTGTTAATTTCATTTTTTCTCCTCTATTTCATAAAAAAAATTATCTGTATCTTCTGTTTTCCATTTTCTAGAATCTTCTACATTCCACTCATTAGTTTGTACCTTCCAGTCTGGTATTTCATCTTTAACTGTAAATGATGGAATGTCCCAAATCAACCTGTTGTTAGGTTGTGCTGCATAGTTACCATCATCTAAAGCTAATACATGTGCACATTTATGCTCTTGTGGTATTTCTGAATGATCAGTATCTAGTATATTAGATTCAGGATGAGCAAAATCCACAGTAAAAAGATAAGCACCTGGATGCCACTTTTTATCTTTACCGATGTATTTACCTGCTTGACCATCTAAAATGTCCCAAGAAGTAACAGCAGGATAGTAACTAAAACAGTTCCATAAAACCAACTCATCAAGCCTACGTTTAGGAACATCATTCGGTTTAAAGCCTCTTTGAATGAATGCAGATATCGGTAGACGATAGTAGACAGCTCCATTTTCCATAATACAATGAAAAAGTACGGAACGCCCAGTAATAGCCGATAAACCAAATATAGCGCAGTCTTCAACTTCTCCATGATGTTTTTTAAGATCATATAAGTACTCCCTTCTAATCTGTGCGTATTGCACTGGTATGTTTGCGTTTAAATAGCTCATGGTCTAAGTGTATACATTATTAAAAATATTACTACAACCATGGCTACTATAGTGTTGATAGGTAAAAAAAATTCCATTATTCTAGTATTAATGATTTAATAGAGAAAGATCCATCTATATTTGTCTCAAGTTCTGCTTTAGATTTAATACATTTATATTGTATATTTGGTTTATCCGCCCTAGTGGCTACTCTTTTACCTTTAAGACATTCTGACATTGATGGTTGTATTCT